TCTGTGTGCTTTTTGATTTCTGCAATAGTTTGCTCAGTCCATTCTTTTAAATCAACATCGTAAAATTTACAAGGCTTTTCGCTGGGCAACACCAAGAGTATGTGCTTGCCTCTGCGTGTTTGTTGTTGTATTGGATAGTTGAAATGTTCGTACCAGCGAGTTGATGATACTTTTTTAACTTTGTTGTGTTGTAGCCCGTTTTTAACAATACGCATCCATTGCTTTGTGCCACTGGGGTTTTTAGGACCTTTGTAGTTTCCAAAATATCCGCTGTCCATATAATAAAACGGCAAGTTGTGCTCAAGTCTATATTTTATTAAATCTTTTTTCACAATGCTTCGAAATATAATCGGCTCAGGATTGTCTTTGTCTACATCTTCTACAACAGGAGAATTACATCCTTTTGCAAAAGCATTGATAAAAGAGTCTTTGCCATTTTTACTCCAAAAAATCATCGTTGTGTTGCTTCTTTGATCTTTTCTTCAAAGTCAATTTCTTCTTTTAATCCTGCTTTGTAATGACTGATATACGGGCCTAGAACACTGCGTGGGATTGGAGTTTTGTGAAGGTGGCCTTTGTTTAGATCCAACATTTTTGCACCTTTGGCTTGCATACGCAACACAGTTTCTCCGTATACTTCTCCGTCATAATATCTACGAAGATTTTCTTTATCATCGTTTGCATATATTGATTCATAAGTTTTGCAAAATTCTTTGTAAAGAGGATGATGTGTATTCAGCATAAAGAAACCTGTTTCGCAACTGAAATATGTTTTATCGTCTACTGTGTGCTTGACTCCAAAATGCACACTTAGATATTGCGGATCTGCCATTAGCTCAAGCAACTGTTTGCTTATATCTCTAGTTGCTTCGCTGTCTGCATCTGCCCAAATAAGCCAATCGCAAGGAATATTTTTCATAGCATGTATAATACTAAATGCTTTCTTGCCAAAGTTTGTAACTTTGCGATTTTTAGATGTCCAGCGACGATAAAAACTATTATAAGTTTCACCTAGTTCCCATCCCATCATTGTCCACCGCTTGTTTTTAAATTTGAAACTTTCGTTGTAGCAATAGAGATCAATTCCTCTCCAGTGTCTTTCAAAACTTTCAATCATTAATTTGCCACAATGATTATAATACGGTTTATTCATACTTGTTATCAGTGCAAACATTTTTTCTACTGTTTCATCATGTGCCATAATTCTGTTTTCCATAAGTTGTGTTTTTCGCAGTTTCTATAGTTCTCAAACCAAGGGCCGCCTTCTGTGTAGTGTATTAGGTTAGGTGTTTCGATATCATCATACACTCCAACCAAGTAATTCCATGTGTGGTCTAACCCGCCAATCTCTTCATCTTTGAGCCAACTAAATCTATGCAAGTATGCTCCGGTGATTTCTGGATCGTTTACTAGTTCTTTTGTAACTGCACGATTGCTGGGATGACCGCAATTGATCAACATAACACTGCTCCAGTTTTTGCGTGGATACACAGTCTGTTGTTGACCGTCCATTTTTACACCTTCGCGAGGCGTGTAATCGTGTTGCACACACATTACTGCGTATTGATCATCTGCTTGATCAAACAGCTCTTTGATGTCTGTGGTAAGGATCATATCACAATCCATAAACAGCGCCCAACCTTTGTATTCTGTTAATTCAGGAATAAGAAAACGTGTAAATGTAAACTCTGTGCTTGCTAGCTTGTCAACGTCTCTCCAGTATAACCCTTGTTCACGTAATTCATTTTGTTTAAGTGGAATAACATCGGCATCGGGTTGCTTGCTAACAATACTGTGCTTGCACACTTGATATGCAATATCTTCTCTGCTGTCCCAGCCTACAAATACTTTCATTAATCTCTTCTTTCAATATCTTCTTCGGATAGTTCATTGCCCATCCACACTTCGATGACTTTTGCACTTTTGTTATCTAAGTTAACTGCCTTGTGCCAATAACCAGTTGGTATATCAATACTATCACCAGGAACGAGTAGAGTGCTGGTTTTATTACCGGACTTGTCTTCTAAAAACATGTTAATAACACCGTCGACTACATGCCAGTGCTCGCTGCGTTTAAAATGTCTCTGATCACTAAGTGCGTGTCCTTTGTAAAATTCCAACTGTTTAACTTGCCAGCCAGTGCCATTGTCTAGCACAGTGTACTTACCCCATGCACGTTCAGTGGTAGGCTGGCTCCATTCTTTGAGTATCCAGCTGCTGCTATTCTTTTTATCTTCGCCGCCTACACCAAACACAAACTCTACATCTTTGCAATCGTTGTATAAATCCTGCTCCGGAATATTGCCGTCAACTCTGTCGCCACCGTTGGCAACAATTATTTTTCCAGTTGTAGTTTGCAACAAATACCCAATGGCTTTTGTAGTGCCGCCATTGTCGTCGTCTTCTACTAATACAATTTCGTCGACACATGCTAGCTCTTTTACAATTGCTGCTCGTTCTTCAAACGGCATAAAAGGCTTGCCTTTTTTGTTTACAAGCCATTGGTCGCTATTCAGTCCAACTACCAGCTTGTCGCCTAGTTTTTTAGCTTCTTTGAAATATTCAATATGTCCGCTATGTAGTGGATCAAATCCACCTGATACAAATACAGTTTTCATCCTGTATTTATGTGCGCAGTTTATTGATAAATATTTTTATGGCAATATTTGTAAGTTCTCATAATTTATGTTTTATACATAATCCAAAAACCGGCGGCAGTAGTATACAAAAATGGTTGTTAGAAAATACAGATTGCACTCACTGGAAATTACACTGTACACTAGATCAAGCTAAAGAAAAATTTCCTAATATAAAATATAGTTTTGCAGTAGTACGTAATCCGTGGGACTGGGCAGTAAGTTCTTATTTTTACGAATATAAAAAGATAGAACACAATCTTGCTTTGATAAAAGATAAGCCTTATCTTATTAATACCAACAAAGACAAATATAATGTCAAATTACAATATCAAAAGAAAAATTTTTTAGACAATGGGTTTGAATATTGGTTAACAAATGGACATATTGCGCCGCAGAGTAAATTCTTAGAAGTTGATTATGTTTTAAAATTTGAAAGTTTAGCCAATGATTTTAAAAAAATACAAGATCTATTGCACATAGACACTCCGTTGCCTCACATCAACAAAACTAGAAGAGATAACTATAAAAAGTATTATAATGAGAATACTATTAACTATGTATATAATAAATACATTGAAGAAATAAAAACATTTGGATATCAATATGAAACACCCTAGAATGACTGCAATATTCAAAGATGCAGTATGGAAAAACAACAAACCTGGATACTATGCAGAAATTGGTGCATTTGATGGTAGAAAAAAGAACAGTACTATGATACTTGAGCAAGCAGGCTGGGAAGGCATTTGTGTCGAACCTACTCCTGCTAGTTATGCACAGCTTGTAAAAAATAGAAAGTGCCGTTGCGAAAATGTTGCAATTTGGAAAGAAGAAACAACTATTGAGTTTGCAACATACAATAATGATCCTGCATGGAATGGCATCAAAGAAACACTAGATCAATATCATATAGATAGATTAAATTTAGCAGAAACTATTACTGTTCCTACAAAGACTTGGAATGGATTAAATTTGCCTAAAAAAATTGACTATTTGCAAATTGATGTTGAAGGTGCTGAACTTACTATCATGGATTGCATTGACTGGAATACACAAAAAATTCATTATATTTGTATGGAAGATAATGGCAGTAAGACAGGTGATATGTCTTACTACAATTATATGAAAGATTTAGGATATCAACTTATTGTACAACAACATGTTGATTACTTGTGGTTTAAAGAGTAGCGTCTTCCATTCCTGCTACTCGTAGTTTAACTACGTTTGTAATTTGCCACTGCTTCTGATCAAGTGCTTTGAGTACACCCAACCACTTGTTGCGCATTAGAGCAAACTCGTTGATGATTTTTTCGTAGTCGCAAACATCTTGTTCACCGTCGACATACTTTTCTACATCGCGACTGCTTAATGCACGTTGATAATTTTCTAAATATTTCTTAAAAAACGAGCTGCGCAATTTGCGCAACTCGATGTTCATGAATTCAAGAATTGCTTCAATTTCCTGAAGTTGATTAAAACGGTATTCTACAATACCTGGCATTGCTGCTGCGGCCTTTTCAACGTTGCCTGTAAGTTTACACTCAATACGTGCGTGTTGCAGTTCAGTTTCAAAGTATTGTATTGCAGCAGGGATTTCACCTATGTTGCGACTAACACGGCTATACCATCCGGCCATTACTCATCCCAATCTTCGTCGTCGTTGTCAATATCAGCGTCAAGGTCTAAATAATACTGTATTGCATTATCTAGATACTTGTCGTTGCCCAAACACTCTTTTAAAACAATGTCGTCTACTCCATAATCAGCAAGTAGATCTACATACTTTTCAGCAGTAAGTTCTATTTGCTTTTTATCTAAGTTNGGTTTAAACATTGTCCAAATATCAGCAATTTGTTCTTCATTCATTTTCCGCAGTTTCCTCGATTAGGTTATCATCGGTATTTACCAATTCTGCTTCTAACTCAGCTAATTCTGCTTCTCTTGCAAGGCGATCAGCTTCTGCTTCTTCGGCTGCAACTTGTGCTTCTTTAGCTGGCAAATCTGCCATAACTTTGTCGAGTAGATCTCCTGTCCAACGCTTGCGGAACTCAAGGATCTCTTCGCCGTCACTCATAATATACTTGTAACGATTGCCTTGCTTCTCTAGCAAGCCTTTTGCATCCAACAAATCAAACATACCTGAATATGGATCCATGCCTGTTTCATATGGGATCTCGACCTGCACACTTTCAAACGGTTTGTTGTAGCGTGTTTTCATAACTTTACACGCTGCACGGATACCGTGTACTTGTGATGTTTTGTTGCCGTCTGCATCTACTTTAAGTTTAAGTTTCTTCATAGCAACAACCATTGAACTTGCATACACAAAGCCCGAACCACCTGAGATCTTGTCATCTGGGTCAAACATATCTTGTGATGCATACGTGTGGTTAGTAACGCACATACCTACATTGTAACTACCAAACATGTTAACACAGTTAGTTACAAGTGCTTTTAGTGCCTTGGCTTTACGACCAAAGTCACCTTTCATATCACCCTTTTGGAACTGATCCATTTCAGTAGGGCTCATAAGCATACCAAGTGAGTCAACTACAAACAATACTTTAGGACGTTCTTCTTCGGCCATGGCTTTGTAGTCTTCCATAAACGTACTAACAGTTTTAGCAACGTCATCAATCATTGCCATGTTGAGTTTAAGAAGTTTGCTTTCGTCTGTGTCTACTTGCAATGCTTGTAGCCAAGTTTCATCAAGTGCGTTTTCACTGTCAATAAGAACAACAAAAATGCCTTGCTCTTGTGCATAACGTACAATGTTGCCTGATACAATGTACGACTTGCCTGCGCCAGATTCGCCTGCGAATACTGACACTTTACCTAGTGGAATACCTTTTTGAAAGTCGCCACTTAACAAATAATTAAGTGCAAAGTTGCCTGTACTAATCCAATCAGTTGGATCGTTAAAACCTGCACTCATACCCGTAATAGATTTTGTCAACGAATTACGGAACTTCGTTGGATCGAATGTTTTACTAGCCATTAAATTCTCCTAAAAAGCCAAATACAATATGGGTTGCAATCATTAACTGCAACCCATTTTAGTTTGCTATCAACCTTGACGTGAACGAATCATTGCAAGAATGTCCTGAGCGCCGCCACCTTCTGCAGGTGCTGCTGCTGGTGCTGGAGTTGGCTCAGGTGTTGCTGGCGCAGCAGGTTCTTGCCAGCCAGTATCGTTTGTAGTTTCTGCTACAGGTGCTGCTCAGGTGCTGCTGCTGGTGCTGCT